GGCATCTCCTAACAAGTACAAACTACGACGACTCTCAAAAGAGAATTGTCGGGGGGCGCAATGGATATGGAGCCAAGTTGACGAATATTTACTCATCAGAATTTTCAATTGTCATTAAGGATCATGAGACAAAGCAAACTTACTCACAGAAATGGTCTAACAATATGACCGTCTGTGAACCACCAAAAATCAAAAAACATTCGGGTGCCACATCATCCGTGGCCGTAACGTTCACACCAGATTGGAGGCGTTTTAAGATGTCTAAGATGGATAACACAATCTATAAGATTTTCCAAAAGAGAGTTTGGGATGCCAACATCTGTACAACCCCAAACTGTAAAGTAAAGTTCAATGACGAGGTTCTCCCAAAACAGAACTTTGAGGCTTACGCAAAAATGCACACCGGTGTAGATAATGTACACTGTGTTACAACCGACCGATGGTCAGTGTGTATTGGTCCATCCGAGGATGGTATGCAACAGGTATCATTCGTGAACGGTATCTGTACAACTAAAGGTGGAACCCATGTTGATCACGCAGCTTCGCTAGTGGCTGCGGGGATTATTGAGGACATGGCTAAGAAGATCAAACTCAGGCCTCAACAGGTTAAGAACACGTTCGCAATCTTTGTGAAGGCAATCCTTGAGAACCCAACTTTCTCGAGTCAGGTTAAGTCTGAGTGTACCCTAAAAGCACAAGACTTTGGTTCTAAATTTGATATGCCCAAAACATTCGTCAAGAATGCTCTTAAGACTGGCATTTCCGATGAACTTACAGCTCTCTCAAAATTTAAGGAGATGAAAGAGTTGGCCAAAACTGATGGTGGAGCTCGGAAGTCTAAAATCACTGGTATTCCCAAGCTTGATGACGCAAACAAAGCTGGGACAGCCCAATCTTCTAGGTGTACACTCATCGTCACAGAGGGTGACTCGGCTAAGACCCTAGCCGTCGCTGGCCTCTCAGTTGTTGGAAGGGATCATTACGGTGTCTTCCCACTTCGGGGAAAGTGTAAGAATGTCCGAGATGCATCGGTTGCTCAGTTAACTGGAAATCAAGAGTTCAATGACCTCAAGAAAATCTTGGGTCTCCAACAAGGAAAAGACTACAAAGATGTATCCGAGCTTCGTTATGGTCGTCTCATGATCATGACTGATGCGGATAACGATGGTTCGCACATTAAGGGTCTGATCCTAAACATGATTGACTATTTCTGGCCCAGTCTTCTCAAGTTGGGATTTGTCGTTTCAATGGTCACACCGATTATCAAGGCTTCTAGGGGTAATCAAAGTAAATCCTTCTATACAGACTCTGCGTTTCGTGCGTGGTACGGTACCGGTCAATCTGGTTGGCGTATCAAGTACTACAAGGGTTTGGGTACCTCAACTTCTGCGGAAGCTAGGGAGTACTTCAAAAAGATTGAAGACCTTACCGTCAAGTTTAATACAGATGTAATGTCTGATAAGTCTATTACCTTGGCATTTGATAAGAAGAAGGCTGATGATCGTAAGACGTGGCTTCTAGAAAGTACCGCCAAAGAAGCCAATGAACTTGAAGTACCTTACGGGAAAGTAAAACAACTGGCTATCACAGACTTTGTTCACAAAGATCTAGTGAACTTCTCACTCGCTGATTTGAAGCGTTCTATTGCCCACGTTTGTGATGGACTCAAACCTTCACAGCGTAAGGTAATGTATTCTTGTTTTCAAAGGAATTTGACTGCGGAGATGAAAGTAGCTCAATTGGCCGCATACGTGGCTGAGAAGAGTGCCTATCACCACGGTGAAGTATCTCTCGCTGATACAATTGTGAAGTTAGCCAATGACTATACGGGCTCCAACAATTTGAATCTCCTAGAACCTTGTGGTCAATTTGGTACCCGTCTTATGGGTGGGAAAGACGCATCCCAGACAAGATACATTTTCACGCGATTGACACCTGAAGCGAGGAATGTATTTGACCCTCGCGACGATGCGATTCTCACATATTTGGATGATGATGGTCGCTCGATTGAACCCGAGTTCTACATGCCTACCATGCCCATGGTTTTGGTCAATGGTACAGAGGGTATTGGCACCGGTTTCAGCTGCTATGTACCCCCATTTAACCCCAAAGATATTCGGAACAATATCCTCAACTTCCTTGATGGTAACCCTATCAAAAGGATGAAGCCTTGGTTCAGAGGTTTCAAGGGAAAAGTGTTTGAGCAAGATGATGATTCATGGATGACCCAAGGTGTATGGAGCACCATTGGAAGGACAGTTAAGGTGACTGAGCTACCACCTGGACGCTGGACCCAAGATTACAAAGAACATCTGGATACCCTCGTTGAAAAGAAAATCATCAGTGGTTTCACAAATAACAGTACAACCGAGAATGTGGATTTCCTGATCCAAGACTACAATGGCAAAGATGCTGTTAAGGATCTCAAACTTCAAAAGACTTTTCGAACATCAAATATGCATCTATTCCATCCCACCAAGGGTATTCATAAGTATGAAACCCCTGAGATGATTCTGAAAGATTTCATCACCCTTCGTCGCGAATATTACAATAAGCGAAAAGAGTATCTGATCAAGGTTCTTGAGGCTAAATCTAAGATGTGTGACTACAAGTCTCGCTTTGTGTCTATGGTCATCAATGGAGACATTGTTGTCTTCCGTCGTAAAAAGCAGGATCTTGAGAACCAATTGTCTGGTCTGTTCCCAGAAGTAAATGGAAGCTATGACTACCTTCTAAACATCAAGACAGTTCAGTACACAGATGAGAGTGTCAGAGAGCTTTTGGCACAGTCCAAACAGGCAAAAACAGAACTTGAAATTATGAAGTCTACTTCTCCTATCAGTATGTGGAAGAATGATATTAAAAATATGTAGACAATAGATAAGTATGGGTGAAGCGGCAAAAATTTCACTTAAAGCTATTGGAAAGCAAGATACATACTTGCTTTGCAAGGATCCAGCGGAGTCGTTTTTTAACCCGAATACTACAAGAAGGCATTCTGACTTTCGAAAATATCACAGGAGTAAGAATGTAATCAATCCGGGACAAATCCCTAATTGGCCTTTTGGACAAACCATAAAGATTCAGTTTAATCCCCAAAATATGGGCGACTTGCTTAGCAATATGTGGTTGAGTATAAAAATGCCTAAGATCACAAATGGAAACTACGCGGATCAGTTGGGAAGGCATATTCTCAAAAGTGTATCTATGTTCGTAGATGATACAGAGATGGAAAAGATTGAGAGTGATTGGGGAATTATATACGATGAACTTTATTTAGAAATGTCTGAAAAAGTAGCAAATAGATTTCTTGTAAATAGAAGTATTGGTTTCGATGACTCTACTACAACTGACTCTGTCTCAAGACTTGAGACAGATTTAATGATACCTATGCAGTTCTTCTTTGCTCGTAAATACGCGAGTGATGAGTACACAACTAATAAACCAAATAGACCCTACTTCCCTACATGTGCCGTACATAAACAGAAAATTGAGTTTGTACTAGAGTTTCATAAACAATCTTTCTTCACAGATACATTAGATACCCTCATTCTAGATGATTTCAAACTTATTACTGAGGAAATCACAGTGAGCCCTGAAGAGAGGAATTATCTCAGTCATGAAAGACAAGTTGTTGTAACTGATCTAGTTCGTAAACATCCAACAACTGTGAGTGAACTTGGTAAAAATATGATTCGTACAAACCTAGTCCCTAACATTCCAGTGAAATGTCTTCATTGGTTCTTGAGAAATACCAAGTTTGAGAACGTGGATGAGAGCGTGGCCCTCGAACCTAAGCAGATAGGTGCCAACATCATAGGTACTAACGCAAACGATGATTCGGGATACTCAGTGGCTCTGTCACCCGATGGCACTACTATAGCCATAGGTGAACCCAAGTATGAATTACAAGTTGATGAAGATAACAATGGATTTCCAGATAACGTCAATCAAAATAAGGGTCGCGTTAGGGTATTCAAACTTATTTCAGGAACTTGGACCCAATTAGGTACCGACCTGATTGGCGCAGGTGACGGAGACTTATTCGGAACATCCGTCTCTTTATCTAACACAGGTACAGCCCTTGCTGTGGGTGCACCAATTCACGATAGCAGTAAAGGACATGTCAGAGTCTACCAATACAATGGAACAGCTTGGGGTCAATTGGGAGATGACATTGATGGGGGAACTGTGGGTGAGAAATTTGGAACATCAGTTTCTTTATCCAGTAATGGTACTCGTGTTGCCATAGGTGCACCAGATTTTACAGAGATTGGTTTTACTAATAGAGGTCGTGTACAGGTTTGGACATACACTATTGGCCCGGGGTGGCAACAAACCGGTTCAAATATAGATGGCGCTGGTGGTGGTGATAAATTTGGTTCAACTGTATCTCTCTCAGATCCTTTCACGAGTGGTGGTAACGATAGTGTAGTAGCTGTGGGTGCCCCTGGTCATCAGTCAAGTAGAGGACATATCAGAGCTTTTGTGTACAATGGAACAGCTTGGGTACAACGAGGTGTTGATCTAGATGGTTCTGCGACAGGTGACGAATTTGGAACATCTGTGGATCTTTCTAAAAACGGTCTTTATCTAATTGGTGGTGCACCAAAAAATGATACCGGTGGCTCAAATGCTGGGCATGCGCGTGTGTTCTTCTATCACGCAGCTAGTAGTACGTGGGCTCAAATTGGGCCAAATATTAATGGAACAGTTGTCAATGAACAATCTGGTACATCAGTATCTGTTTCCAATACCGGTACACGAGTCGCCGTGGGTACACCAACCGCAAATCGCTCGAGAGCCTATAATTATTCACAGGTATCCAATGTACCTGCTTGGGATAGATTACATCGTGATATGGGTGGAAATGGGAGTGGTGGCTCCATGTCCATGTCTGACGAAGGTTTAAGGTTAGTTGTTGGGTCTCCAACTTTCAACAACAACGTGGGCCAAACACAGGTATTTGATCTTCCCACAAATGATGAAGAGTTGTACTTTTGCCAAAATCGCTTCAACTTCTCGTCGAATGTCAGTTTTGATGATCAGCTAACCTTCTTCAACCCCATTATGAAAGATGCGAGTTTTTACATCAATGGAACGAGACTACCAAATGTTACAAACACGAATCACAACTATTACAAATATCTAATCCCCTATAGGTCAAGATTATCCAGACCTATTAGGAATATATACACATACAGTTTCTCGATGAATCCTATCAACGTGGAACCATCGGGAAACTTGGATTTCGGAGAGATTCAATCCGACAAAACAAATATTGAAGTGAATTTAGATACTACCAAGGTGAATACATCGTCAAATACGTATGCTCTCCACATGTATTATACCGGCTATCAAACATTTATATTTGAAGGGGGACGGGTAGTACCTGTTGCTTATTAAACAAGGAACTCCTATGATCCTTGATGTAATCTATAATCTTATTCTTGATACACCATTTGATGAAATTTAGCTGTGCTAAAGTCGTATGAATTTCATGAGATGTACCTGGCACTGAATAAGGAAACTTCTGAGATCTACAAAAAGGATCAAAAAGTTTCTTTGAATAGCCATCTAAGCTAGACTTATAAGCATAATGTACAGTGAATATTTTCCCATCACTCGTCTTGTAAGATGTATGATTTTTCTTAGCGTAATTAGTGATAAACCATT